CTCCAAAATCTTTTCGGTGGTTCTTCTGCTCCGGCACCTGCCGCCCCACCGTCCCCCAATTCTCAGTTGCAGCAAAATCCGAATGCGACCCCGGCAGCCAATACTGGCACTGCAGGTCCTAATGGAATGATTCCTGCAAATCCAGACGGCTCTGCAAACATGGGCTCGACCGCGACCCCAATGGCAGAGTTCTCTAAGCTGTTCGATACTAAGCCGAATGATGGCACAGGTTCTCAATCCCTGTTTGCAAACATCGACCCCGCAAAAGTACAAGAAGCTGCCGGCAAAGTTAATTTTGCACAAGTTGTTGGCAGTGAAACTCTCGCTAAAATCCAGGCAGGTGGCCCCGAAGCTGCACAGGCATTTGTAGAAGCTATGAATAAGGTTTCTCAAACTGTGTATGCTCAGTCTGCGGTAGCAACTACCCAGCTAATTGATCGTGCGCTAGCCGAACATGCCACCCGCACTGAAGCCAAACTCCCCGAACTAATCAAGCGTCAAAGCGCCTCGGAAAGTCTCAAAGGCGATAATGCTATCTTCTCGAATCCTGCTGTCGCACCTGTCGTTGGTATGATCCAGAACCAGATTGCTTCCATGTATCCTAATGCTACCGCTGCGGAACAAAAGCAAATGGTAGTTAAATACTTTAAGGATCTCACCGGCGCAGTTTCTCCCCCTCCGGCTCCCAAGAAAGAGTCAAAGAAAGGGGACGATGGATTTGATTGGGAAGCATTTGCACAGCACTAAGTTGTAATCTCTCCCTCCTCTTCTTAAGGAAATCTCATCATGTTTACTCGTCCTGCGTTCTATCAAGGTGGTTTGCAACAAAAAGGCGGTCCTGGCTTTGGCTGGCTTGCAGGTCTTACTGCAGCTGCCGAAACTGCCAATGCCGATACTACGATTACTGCCGCTAAAATCGGTGGTGGTTTGGTTCTGCGATCTGGCGCAACTGTTGGCCGTACCGATACTTCGGACACTGCCACGAACTTGCTTCTGGATTCCCGTATTGCTAGTATGGATGTTGGTGAAAGTTTTGTTGTTGCGTATTCTAACCAGTCGACCCAAACTATCACTATCGCTGGCGCTGCTGGTGTCACTGCTTCTGGCAATCTTGCCATCCCCACTCTGACTGTTAAGTTTCTGGTCTACACCCGCACGGGTGCTTCGGCCTTTACTCTGGTTGCTCTGTAATCTACTCTCCCAATCTCTCTAAAGGAATCATAAAATGACTACTGGTATCTTTAACACTAGCAGCTCGTTCATCCCTCAGGATCTTGCAGCGAAATCGTTTGCTCGGGCAATTACTCGCCTGATGCCGATGGGCGAAGCTCCTCTGTTTGGCATGACTTCGATGCTGCCTACGGAGGTTGCTGTTCAGGTGGAACATGGTTTCTTCACCAAGACCATGCTGTTTCCTGAACTGACGACTAATGGTACGCAGGCTGCTGCAGCTACCACTCTTGTTGTCACCAGCACTGCGGACATTCTCCCCAATATGCTGATGCGAGTGGACGGTACTTACGAGAACATTATTGTTAATCAGGTTCTCTCGCCTACCACGGTTCAAGTTACTCGCGGTGTTGGTACGGTTGCAGCGGCTGAAATCCCCACGGCCACGAAGATTTTCCAAATCGGTAGCGCATTTGAAGAGTCGTCGGTTCGTCCGAATGCTCTGAATATCACTCCGGTGCGGATCACCAACCTGACCCAAATCTTCCGTAACACTTGGGCAGTTTCGGAAACCGCTCGTGCTACCCAAATGATTGCAGGCGACACTAACGTCGCTGAATCTCGGATGGATTGCATGGCGTTCCATGCGAAGGATATTGAAACTGCGCTGTTCTTCGGGCAGAAATCGCAAGGTACTCGCAATGGCCAGCCGTTCCGCACGATGGACGGTCTGATCAACATTGTTGGTACCCTGGCTTACTATCCTTCCAGCTACTCGGCTGTCAACGTGTTCACTGCTAGTTCTACCACTAGCTACACTCAACTGGAAGGTTTCCTGGATCCGGTGTTTAATCAAGCAACTGATCCGAAGGTTGCCAATGAGCGAGTGCTGTTTGTTGGTGGCACTGCCAAGAAAGTCTTGACCCAAATCGGACGGTTGCTTGGTACTTACTTCCTGCAAGATGGCCAGACTTCTTATGGTTTGCAATTCCAGACCTTTAAGATTGCTCGTGGCACTTTCCGGATGATTGAGCACCCTCTGTTCAACTCGAACACTAGCTGGGCAAAGATGGCAGTTGCAGTTGACCTGTCCACTTTCCGTACTGCCTATCTTGGCGATCGGAAAACGCAAGCCAAACTGTTCAATGCTCCTGGTTCGACGGAAGCACAGGACAATGGTATCGACGCAGAAGGCGGTACGCTGACTACGGAAATGACCTGTGTTGTCAAGAACCCGCCTGCTAACTCGGTGATCTACAATCTGACCGCTGGCGTCGCTGGCTAAACTAGTGTAGTTTTCTCCTTGCCCCAGGTCCCTTCCTACCTTTTGCTTTGGACCTGGGGTATTTTTAGCCTCTCCCTAAAAACTTTTGAGTAAAATCATGCAAATCGAAAATGTTAACCAGTTCTCTGATCCCAAAGCCCCGATCGAGCTGGAACTCTTCAAGTCTCGTGTTAGTTCCATGCAGTATGTTTTCAAAGATGGCAAGTATGCACACTTCGTAGATTTCAAGTTCTACACCAACCATCCGGAACATGTTGCAGAACTGAAGAAAGAGATTGGTATTGGCCACCCCCACATCTACCAGACCGCTGGCGAAGAAAAGATCGTCAAAGATACCGATCCGATGGCAGGTCTGAAAGAGCGTCTGCGTGCAGAAATCATTGCGGAAGAAAGAGCAAAGATGGCAGCAGCCGCAGGTTCTACCTCCCGAGATATGGGTGCTAGTGTGCAGGGAAAACTTAACCCTCTTTCTACCACTGATGTTTCCTCTGGTATGGCGGATTCGATTGGTGGCGGTGATGTCGTTAGCGATTTTATTGCTGCATCTGGCGTCAACCCCGGAGTTGCAGCAGGTCTGGCCGCAATTAAAGCCTCGTCCTCGGCAAAGAGCAAGTAAGTTTGAATCACAGGGAGCCAGGACATGACACTTACAGAACTGCAATCGGAAGTACTTCTCCTTACCAAGCGTCCTGACTTGGCTGCCCTTACCTTGTCTGCAATTAAGGCCGCCACACTGAAGATGCATCAGGCAGATTATTATGCGAAAGATCTGTATGAGACTGGTATTGCATTTGATACCTCTGCCACACTTCAATCGCTAGAGTACAAAGTTCTGTTCCCTCGCTGGCGTGCTCTGAAGTATCTGCGTAAAGTTGATGCGACCGCAACTCCGCCCGCAGCCTTTGGTCCGCTTATCGAAGTAATTACTCCAGAACAGATTTTGGATGGTTATGGATACCAGCGTTCCAATGTCTGTTACGAAGCTGGGCAGGTATTGGAAATCAGACTCAGCTCGCCTCACCAATACTTTGTTCTCGGCCGTTATGACAATCCAGATGTGACCACTGATGGTTACTCCTCCTGGATTGCTAACGATTTTCCATATGCGATCATCTACGATGCAACTGCCACAGTGTTCAAATCTATCGGATTCTCTGAGCAAGAAGCCTCGATGCGATCACTGGTCTCCGAGCAGATTGCACTGATCAAAATCTCAAACATCCAGGCAGTAGGATACTAATGCTATGACAATCCACTACCGGGCCAACCTATCCTCTGCGACATTCCCATTTGTTTCAGAGTACCACGGCCAGACAATTATTGTCCCTGGCCCAGACAATACTTATAATCGGCTGGTATCCAGTCCAGAAGTTGGTGATAGAGACGCTGGTATTCCCCAGCTTTTTTATTGTCACAATGTTCTTCCTACCTCCAATGGTTTCCACTCAGTACAATACATTACAGACATACAAGTCGATTCCCTAGCAACTCGAGTTACCAGAATTGTCCCGTGGTATAATCTATCGCGGGAAGGATTGTTAGGTGTTCGAGATACTCAGATTGTAACTACTGTAGATGGTTTCGGATGGCGAGCTTCTGGTATAACTTTGCTTTCCGACTCTCGTTACCGCCTGTCTAAAGGTACAGTCAATGGGCAAACTTATCTGTACATCTATGGGATCGCAGGCACTGATGCAGGCCGCACAGATTGTTACACTCTCGATCTTGCCACTGGTATCGAAACCCCAGTAACTCTTACAGGCCTTGGATCTGATGTGCGAGGTATTTGTGCAGCTTCAGGTTATCTCCTAGCATACACTGAAACTGAGCTTGCCTGGTCTTCTATCACAGACCCCACAGATTTCACACCCTCTCTCATAACCGGAGCCGGTGGCGCTCAGGTGCAAGAAGTTCGTGGGCGAATGATCTGTATTCAACCCTCAGGTTTCGGTGCAATCATCTATTCCGAGGTCAATGCGATTGCAGTTACCTATTCTGGCAACGCTCGCTATCCTTTCTCTTTCGAGGAAATCAAAGGTGCAGGTGGCGCAATCGACTTCGATCAGCCTGAGCGATACATTGCATCCGATGCGAACTCAACCTCCCAATTTGCTCTGACTACCAATGGCTTGCAAGTCCTAGGTCCCAAGTCTGCAACCAAACTGTTGCCAGAATTGGAAGACTTTATCGTTACCGCCTATTACGAAGATTTCGACGAAACTACAGATACATTCACTCGCACCCAATACGGATCAACAGGAGTTTCTAGCTTCTCTCTGGAACTTACCCTGGTCGCGGCACGCTACATCTGTCTCTCTTACGGTCCACCAAACACAGTAGATTCTCCATACACCTACATGATCGTATATGATCTTGCCCTGAAACGATACGGCAAGCTCAAGATTACTCATGTGGCAGTATTCGATAATTTGCACCAATACCTACCTACCGATCCTCCATTCTTTGCAAACATAGGAATCGCCAAGCTTGATGGTTCGATCGTTCATCCTGCTCTGCTAAACAATGCTACCTCTGCAGATTCCGGTGTGGCGATCTTAGGCAAGTATCAGTATGTACGTTCTCGCCTTCTTGCTTTGGATCAAGTAACGGTAGAGAATGTGCATCCTTCCAACCCTTTTACTCTCTCAGATCTGTGTGCAGTCGACGGTAAAAATTATGTGATCTACCCTGGGTATCCCCTAGACACTGCCGGCACCCAACGCACATTCTCATTCTCTTCTGTCGGTAAGAATCATTCTCTTCTCTTCAAAGGATCTTTTAATCTTACTTCTCTTGTCCTCGAATTCCATCCGCACGGGAAAACATAATGGCAACCGAGCAGAATTTTCTATCTGATCTTCGACTCCCACTGTCTCCTCCAACTGAGGACAAAGCTCTTTACGAGCAGCTAGAATACCTATACCGAGCAGTCCGTATTCTGGCATCTGCTCTAACTGAGGGAGATTTTCTTACTTCCGCCTCTGCGCCTGCAACTGCCACTTCCCCTGGTATTGCAGGCTCTTTGGCATACGACAGTTCTTATCTCTACATCTGTATCGCAACTGACACTTGGCGGAGAATTCCTCATGCAGCCTGGTAATCCTCATCTGTTCAAACTTTCCCCCAATTTCACTCTTTGGGAAGCGTACAAGTCCCAAAGTGCAGATCGGAATGGTATCGACAACCGGCCCCCGGAACAGGTTATTCCTGCACTTATCCGAGCTGCAGCACTGATGGAAAAGATTCGAGAAACTCTTGGCTCCAGACCTATCAGTCCTTCATCCTGGTACCGCTCACCTTCCCTTAACCGAGTGGTAGGTGGTGCATCTAGGTCTCAACATATCCATGGAACTGCTGTCGATTTCGACTGCGATCCCTATGGAACTCCGCTAGATATTTGTCGCGCTATTATTGCAAACAAATCCTCTATCCGATTTGAGCAACTAATCCTAGAGCACTCCTGGGTTCATGTGTCTGTCCCTAATGACCCCAATGGCAAACCAAAATTGCAGGTGCTATCCTTGCTAAAATCGGGCAGCTACGCCAACGGTCTTACTAATACTTCTGGAGTACCTTATGGTAGTGTTTGAACATTCAATCAATCTTCTCTCTGGCGGACAGTCATCTGCTGTCGCCATCTCTACAACTAGTGCACAGTCAGCAGCATTTACATTTCCTGGAACTCCTTCAGGCTATGTACTAATCACTCCGACTGCTGCATGCTTTGTTCGGCAAGGTGAGAATCCTGTAGCTCTGGCTGATGGTACAGATCAGTATCTTGTCGCAAATACCACTTACCGTACCTTTGTCAATTCCGGAAACAAGCTAGCGTTCATCACTCCTACCGGAACTGGTAATGTCTACCTAACTCCGGGAGGCTAAGGAAGTGTCGGACTCCCAATCTAACTTTCCGCCTCTGACAGTAACTCGTGACGATCTGCGTTCTATAGTTACTGAAGCAATCGTAGAGGCCTCTCGCCAGAATATTCTATCCGCCCAACTCTCTGCAGATGAGCATAGATGGGTGCAGATGGCAATCCAGGCAGAGGCCTCTAAACTAGCATTCCGCAAAGCTGTGATAGAAAAAACGATCACAGGTCTTATTTGGCTAGCTATCGTAGGCGCAGGTACTGCACTCTGGCAGGTAACCTACGAATGGCTAGTTAACCACGGATACAAACCATGACAGCTAATATTTGGTCACCTGATAGTATCCCCGGCGATGGTAGTTATTCTGCATACTTCGATGAGTATGCTTTTGATGCTACCGCAGGACAGACAGTAATCAATCTTCCTTTCTCTTACACAGTTGGGATGAATGCATCTGCTGTGCGGGTGAATGGTATTGCGTATGAGAGGGGAGTTGATTACACAGAAACTTCCACCACTCGAGTAACCACTACTAGGGCATTGGAAGCTGGTGATAGGGTGGTGGTAACTGGAGGAGTTCTTGTAAATCCTTCTATGCCGCCAGATGCGGTGTCTGCCGCTGCGCTTGCGGCGGGGTCGGGTGCGGGGCTGGTGGGCACCGCAGACGGCCGGACACTTCAAGAGTCTTTGGATCAAGTTATCAACGATGTGCCGTCTGCTCAGTTTGACATCGACGTTCCAATTTACAACCCTAACGAAACGGGTTTAAGTGACGCAGCAAATGTGATAGACGGCACATCGGCCGGGACGCACACGAAGGCGCGTGTTCTTTGGTTCACAAAACTCACGGTTTCTGGGAGCGGCGCAGCAAGCGGCCCGGCGCGGGCGGATTTTGTTGGTGCCGATGTGTTGTTTAAGTCTGGATGGCCTATTTTGTCAACGGCTCTGCCTGGCGAAATGAACTGCCGCCAATTTGCCTTTCGGCAGACAAACGGAGACGCGACTTTCTTTCTTGGCAACGGGCAGATCAATAACGGGTTTGGCGCGGTGTACGAGGCGCGCGTTGAGTCAATTGATGAGGCCGGCATTGTCCAGCAAAGCGTGAATGTTCAAACCGGCGTGATTAACGACGATGCTGATACGCCCGGAAATAACTTTGAGCGCGGCTATCGAGCATTAAAAGTTGCTGGATCGGGTGGGGTAGCGATTAGCGCTGACCATGAGGCGGGCGCTGAGTGGTTGTACCAGTATGGGGCGTTTGACCAAGGGGTGCCTTGGTGGTATGTGGACGGCGCAGACGGTTCTCATTTGTTTTTTCAAGATGGCGCCCCTTCCAGTTATGTGCGCGCCAAGGCTGGAGCCAATAACACATGGGTGTTAACCGACCCGCTTGGCGCCAACGTCGCATCGTTTGAGCGAACGGCCACCAGCTACAGCCCGACGATTGGCGCGACGGTTGGATCAATCACGACATCTTCGGTGTCTTCTGCTGTGTACCGGCGAAGCGGAAAAAGAGTAGAAGGCCGGGTAGAGGTATTGATAACAGACATTGGAACTGCCTCCGGCGCGTTGACCATTACCACGCCGAGCACGCCGGCCGCATTCTATGACCCGGTAACGGGGTTCAATGCCAACACAGCGCAAGCTTTGACGGGGGCGGTAATACCGTCTTCCGCAGTGGTCCGCGTGTATCTCTACACCGGAGCCTTCCCGGTTGCCAGCGGCCATACTATCGGCGTGCGGTTTGTTTACGAGGAGGCCTGAGCATGTACCAACTCATTTTTGACTGCTACCGATCCGGTCAGATGACCGCGCACTAATTTAAGGAATTACTAATGACAATTCGTGCAACTAAAAACGTAGCTAATCTTCGGTCAATTTCTAACCTCAAAGCGGCTGGGGCAGACCTGACAGGTGCAGAAGATTCTACTGCTCTAGTGGAAGAGTTGATTGCAAAAGGCAATCGGCTCTACTTGCCTGAGGGTACCTTGTCTTGCAATGTTACAATTCTGGACAAACTGATTATTGAAGGTGATGGGTCGAATGCTTCATTTATCCAACCTTTCAACACCTCCATCGCTGCGTTCTCCTACCGTGTGGCTGCTCCCTACTGGACTTATCATTCTACAGTTCGGGATCTAGCATTCCGCGGTACTGGTAAGGTAGGTGTAGGTTTTACTTTCGGCCGCACCAATCCTGCAGATTTTGTTTCTGGCGATCAATATTTTAACAATGTAAAATTCTTTGGAGTATTTTTCACAGGTCTCCGTAAAGGTATCCAATTTCCAGCAGGTAACATTGGAACTGAGTTCTATTCCTGCGGCGCTCAAGGAAACTTTTATGCGTACTATCTCCTCGACAATAAATGGGGAGGAGATATTATGCACGCAGGAAATAAGTATTGGTATGCAGGAGAAATGTCAGGTAACGATTGCGCAATCTATCTGGATGACGCTACCAATGGCTTTGGCGGAGTTTCGCTGACCGACACGATTATTGAATACAATAAGATTGCATTTTTTGCCAATGTCAAAAACTTCCAATTCTTACCATTTGAGCTTCGGAATGTTTGGCTCGAAGGGAATGGACAGACAACTGGAGCCAGCGCAGAAACTGTGACTGTTGATGCCTGGACCGGAAATATTCGCACGGATCAAACCCTGGTCAAGCGCACATTCTACATTGATGGTGCCCAGAACAGGTGGAATCTTACTGGCGGTATCTTTACTGATGCCAATGTTGCCGCAACTGAAGCCGCAGTGTACTGTTTTAATACTACTGTGGAAGACAAAGCAGGTTACGGTGGCGGACCTGTAGAGATTAACACAGGCAATGTGATCTTTGATTCCTGCTATTCTGAAGGCGGATTTCCTGTAGTTACTGATGTAAACTGTATCGGCCTTACTCGTACAACTCCGGATGCGATTGATAACAGCCCGAGCCAGGCATTGCGTAGAGGCTTTTTGGTTCCTTCCCGTCGCTCCCTCAACTCAGAACTACCTTCTGATTCAGTTGCTGCGACTCTCCGCAGAGCTGTTACACTTACCGGTTCAATGTCAGTAGCAGGATCTGTAGTCTCTGACGGTCAGATCTTTTCTACCTGCAACGAGTTTACTGACACTTACGATCCAGGTGACTATACTAAAGTTCCTGGGACAGAGATTACTTCTGCTGCGGCTGGTTGGTACGCAATCACATTTGATGCAAGAGTGCTTGCAGGTTCCCCCAGGTTCTATGTTTGGGATCAGAATCTGTACCAGGTTGCAGTAACACTGTCGACAGTGAATCAATTGCGTTGGGCAACCTATGCGGTCATTGCTTATGCAGGTGGCGCAGGTGTTAACTTCTGGCTCGATGTTGGTAACCCTGCAACCTCGCAAACTTGCACCTTCCGGCTGTCTGCATATCAGTGCCGTCGTTTTGATTCGCAACTGGAAGCGCAAACTTATATTGAGTCTAAAGCATACACGTATGCAGGATCTTTGAGAGGCTCTAAGACTTTTGATCCAGGTAATCTTGCAGATGGTGCAGGAGAGACCACAACTGTGACAGTTACAGGTGCAGCTTTGGGGCAGAGGACTGAGGTTACATTTTCTTTGGATCTGCAAGGTATCACATTGACATCTTATGTGTCCGCTACAAATACTGTGTCGGTGCGATTCCAGAATGAGAGTGGAGGGGCAATCGATCTAGCCTCCGGTATTCTGACTGCTTGGGCGTACCCAGAAACCTAACTAGGAGCACATATCATGGCTTTCGGTATCGACGATATTATCGGAGCGGGGCTCCAGATTATTAACAAAGTGATTCCAGATCCGGCCGCAAAAGCTGCTGCTCAGCAAGCTTGGCTGAATATGGAGCACGAGGAACGGATGACGACACTGAAAGGTCAAGTGTCAATTATTACTGCAGAAGCTTCTTCCGAGTCCTGGCTCGCATCTAACTGGCGACCTCTGATGATGCTAACATTTGGCGCACTGATTGTGGCTCGTTGGTTTGGTTGGGCAGCGCCGAATCTGTCTGAGGCAGAGTACATTAAGCTCTGGAGTATTGTAGAGCTTGGGCTTGGCGGTTATGTGATTGGACGATCTGTGGAAAAGATTGTGCCTTCGATTACTGATGCGGTCTCTGCTGCTCGTAATAAGTAAGGATCTGTATCATGGCAACTATTGCAAACCAACCAACTCTCGATATTGCTTCTCTTGTCAATCTATTTACTGGCAAGTCTGGTACTCAGACTACATCTACTAACATTTCTAAAGAGGGAATGGATGCGCTGGTAAAGCAGATTCTGGAATCCGATCGAGGAGTTGCTTCAATTGTCTCTGGGCAGAACAGATCTGGTCTGTACAACTCTACCACGAATCAGCAACTGCTTGGCGACTTTGCTGCTCGTACTGCTGGGGAACTAGAAGCTCGTAGAACTGGAACCACTGTTACTAATAAAGCAGCTCCTACTTTGGATCCAATGAGAACTGCAATCGGCCTTGGCGGTGCTTCTCTGCTTGGTCCGGTTCTGTCTCGCGGTCTGGAATCTGCAGGTATCTCTGGTGGTATCGGAGGTCTGGGTAAGTCACTTGCAGATCTTATCTTCGGCCCTCAAGGTGGATCGTTGATGGTAGATCCTACGGGCTCAATGGTAGGATCTGTAGAACTGCCTGCGGAACTTCGAGGCCAGTCTGGTTACGATTACTCTGGGGAAACCATGATTGACATTGGTTCCTTCCTTGGCGAAACTCCTGTTGACGAAGTACCTACCGATTTGTTCCCAGAGGAAGATTACTCCTGGCTCTTTGGCGAAGATTAAACTAGGGGACCGACATGGATCCTAGAGATATTATAGGCAGACAGAACTTTGATAGTTCAGGTAACATCCAGATTGGCGATCCCAATGCACTGGATGATTACGGCATGCCTCAATGGTATGGTAAGACTGAGACTCCAAAAGAGTTGGCAGATGCAGGGATAACTTTGGACGCAGATTCCAGGTATGGCAACTATTCTCTGCAAGAACTGCAAGCTGCCGGACTTGGTAAAGGATCTAGGATCACAGGTCTAGATGCCAATTCGTTTCTTAGTTTTGCACAGCCATCAGCATCAAATAAAGATCTGTGGAGCCAGACACAGTTTACTCGCACTGATAACTCCTGGAAAGCCGGCAAGCCTGAGTACGTACTGGACCAAGATTTCAAGCTCAAAGATGCGCTGAAGATTGCGGCACCAATATTCCTTAGCTTAGTTCCAGGGCTTGGTGCAGGATTGTCTGCAAGTTTTGGCGGAGGTATCGGAGGTAACATCGCGGCTGGAGCCATTCGAGGCGGTCTTACTTCCGGCCTGTCTGGAGGTAACATCGGCAGAGGATTGCTGACAGGTGGAGTAAGCGCAGGAATTGGTGGCGCACTTAAGCCTGTGTTTGGTAATTCGATTGCGGGCCGGGCTGCTGCTGGTGCAGTTACCAGTGCAGCAACAGCTAAAGTGACTGGCAGAGATCCGTTTTCTGCAGGAGTTCTGGGAGCCATTGGCGGCGCTAATGTCGGCCGCTCTTTGGGACTCGAAGGCGCCACTGCAAATTTTGTCAACGATCTTACTCGCATAACTGCACAAGTTCAGTTGGCGAACAGAAAAAAGAGAGGTAACTAATTATGGCTACATCAGGCGCAAACTCTGGAGGCTTGGATCTGGCCTCGCTGCTTTCTGGAATTGCACAGGCGAATCAGAATCTGGCAGCATCGCTCCCTCTCATTCAGCAGAATGCACAGGATCAGGTTGCAATCAATGTGAACTCTGCGGAACTGGCCAGAACAGAGGCAGCAGATCAAAGGATTATTAAATCCACTGAGCAAGCTGCCAAGCTTCGAGAACAGGCAGCGAAACAAAAAGTTGGCACTACCTTTGGTACCGACATCTCCCAAACTAATGAGATCTATACAGCTCTTACTGAGCAGATGACATCTGCCTATGAGAAGCAGAGACAACTTGCAGCTAAGATTGCAGAGAAGCAGGGAGTGGATTTCTTTGAGAATCCGCTGCAATACCTGATTAACAATCTGACAATCAATAAAGATATCAATGAACATAATCGAGTAAATGCAGAGCGGGAAGCTGCTGCAGATCAGATTCAGAAGCTGAATGTTTTGTCATCTGGTGCGGCCCAACTGCAAGCTCAGTTTGCGGCCCCTGTAACTGCGGCATCGGCTGAGGCAGCAACAAGATCTGCAGCCTATGCAGCTACTCAAGCAGCTAACCAGTACACTCTGGCAGGTATCGCAGCAAATTCTGCTGGTATCGAATCTGTGATGCGGATGAATGCACAGCAATTGAACTATATGTTCCAGGGCAAGAGTGCAATCAATGCGGAAGAGCAGTTGCAGCTTTCTCGCCAGGCTGCTGCTCGGGCTGCTAGAGAGGAGCAGAGATCCATTGAGCTGTATAAGATGAAACTTGCAGACAAGGCTGCAGAAGATAAATACTATTCTTCCGTCATCGAATCTATCAACTTCGGTCGCGCTGCTAGAGGATTGCCGCCACTGTCTGGTATTCGTGCGGATGCTGCATTGCAAGCTCTAAAATCGAAGTCTGAAATTGGTATGGAGCTGATGGAAGATTATTCTACCGGCGAACGTGCTAGGGAATCTGGAGCAGTACAGCTTGCATCCAGTCCTACAGAAATGGCTAGGAGAATAGGATCAAAGCAGACATTTAATCTGCCGCCGGCGCAGCAATATGTGCAGCCGCTCTTTGCTAGAGCACAGGAGATGGCTAAAACAATTCAGTTTGCTACTCCTTGGGACCCAACCAATAAAGATTTGGCAACTAACACTGCAAGATTTAACTTAGCAGTAAACACTATTGTAGCCAGAGACGCAGCAGAGGTTAGAGTTGGGGACACTAAAAATCTGTTTGCTCTACCAGGCCTACAGGCGTATGCAGGATTAAAAGACATCCAAGCTTTGCCCGTATTTGCCAAAGTGTTTAAAGCTCGCATTGAAGCTGGGGAAACTTTTGACGATCCTACTAAAGTTCTTAAAGTAACTGCAGAAGCTGTGGCCACTGGAGTTATTAACTACAAAGAAGCCCAAGGACTGGCAACTATTTATCAGAAAGCACAGGCGCTAAATCTAGAAGAGAAACAGTTGTCTAAATTTGGCATTACACCCCCAAGTCCCGGTGACATTGGATACAAGGTGATGACAGATTTGCAGGTAGGTCCAAATATACTTGTAGGTCCCGTGAAAGTGGACTATACAAAACTTGATCACATAGATCGTGCCATTAACCGGCTGCTTGCAGGACAAAAGTTTAAGAGCATGTTTGAGCCATCTAAAACTTCCGGCCTAACTCCAGGTAAAGATTATAGCAAGATGACTCGTGAAGAGTTGATTAAGGAATTTAATCCTTCGCTCCGCTAAGGAAACTACATCATGGCAGATTTCTCTTTCGCCCTTGCATCCCCCGCACCCCAGTCTACCAACACCTCTGTTCTACCTACCATCGACCAAGTTCCTGGATGGCTTCTGGGTGCGGATAACCACAATCTAGGAAATACTCTCGGCGGTTCCTGGTTCGATCCTGCATCCTGGGGAGACAAGTTCTCCAATGCAGGTAAGTTCATGTCTGTGTCTTTTCTGTCTGGGGTCAATTCTTTCTACAACACTGCGGTGACTGTAGGGAATTGGTTTGGTTCTGAATCATCCATGCGAGACAATGATGAGTGGATTAGTTCTATTGATTCCGATCTTGGAGAGTATTACGCACAGAACCGTTCCTCTGCTGATCTGGCTGGTTTTATTGCCGGAAGTTTTGTACCAGGTTTGGCTGGTATTCGCGTACTTAATGCCGGTCAGAAAGCTCTCGTCGCAGCAAATGCAGGAGCTGTAGGAACTAACATGTCCCGAGTTACCGGGATTTTGGCACCGCAGACATCGAATTATATCAAACTTGCCAAGGCAGACATTGCTGCTACCAATGCATCATTCAATCTGCTTAATCAGAACTCATTGCTTGCCTTACGGAATGGTACCTGGCAGAATGTACTGGAAGGTGTGGCATTTGAAACTGCAGTGTATGCAACAATGAAACAATCTCCTATCCTGCAAGATCAGGATGTGGGAGACATTGTTAAAAATATTGCTATCGGTGGCGCGCTGTCTGGAGTTATTGGCGGCGCGTTTACTACGGCAGGTATCAGGTCGCAACTGAAGCGTGCGATTGGTGAAGAGGATGCGGCAGCTAAATTTGCCACAACTCGCGAACAGTATCTCGAATCTACCGCACCTTCTGCTAAGATTGTGATGGCCGCAGCAGAGCGGGAATCTAGAGCTATCCCTGTAGCTATCGGTGGAGATACTGCAAATCCTCTCTATCTTAAAGATCGCAACAACTATTTGCTTACCATCGAAAAAACTAACAATGACATCCGTACCGAAGTAAACCGGATGGCGGTGGCTAAGGATACCGAGATTGGTAACCTGGTTGCAGACACTCTGATGGTAGCTCCGAATCGTGCACTTGCTGGCCAGCCTGGCATGTCATCGCTGCAAGTGATGAATAACATGCTGCATGCAGATGAGATTGCACGGATTGGTAGGACTACTGCAGTTGAGCGAGAGCTGTCGGCCGCATTCAAGGCAGGTAATGGTTTGGATGCCCTGACTCGGTTGGTTACCAGGATTGTGAAAGTTACCGGGGATGAGGCTGGTAAGGTTCTCGATTCCACTCCAGTGGTTCGTGGGCTGGCAGATTCTGTAGCTCCCAGAGCAGGGCAGTCTACTGCTGATGCAGTGATGCAGGAAGTTAAAAGCTATGGTTTCAAGTCGTCTAAACTTTGGGACCCTAACACACTAAAAGGTGACAAGGTACATCTGGAAGCTGAAGCTCGGTATCTCTGGTGGAAAGAATATGGGGATGGTATTGTACAGAACACGAAACCAGGTAAATCTATCGTTGTGCATACCAATGACATCCCTGCACTGGAATATGCGTTTCAGTCTGGCAATTTTGGTCGGTTCATGCTTACGGATGGTAAGGTAACCTATCGTCCCGGATCGAGTACAGAATTGTACGATCATATCAAACAAGTTAAAGAAGATGTTGCCAATGACATGCTTCTTCGTATGGTGTATGAAGGGCAGATTCCTCAAGCTGAGGGAACTGAACTGATTGCTCGTGCGGTAAATGTTCGTAAAGCATACCTGGAAGGTACTAGAAATCTGCAAGATGAACAGGCAGATATTTTCTGGCGCCAAGGGCAAGATAAGCGATACGCAGCCCAGCGTGTAGCTGAAGGCCTGGATACAAAACCAGGCGAGTATAATACTGCACTGATTCCGGAATATGCAAAGATTTCCTATCGCATTCCTGAGGAGTTTGCAGGTGCGAATGGTCATGTAATTGATGGACTAACATATCTGAAAACTAAAGAGGTAATGGATCAGCAGGTTCTGGATCGTGCAGTTGCAGCTCACATGGATGGTATGGATGCAGGATTGCCTACTGCGGATGAGATTACTCGCCTATTGCCTGATGCCAATCGTGTAGGTGCGGGCCCGGGATTGGTTACTTTTGCAGCGGGTAATTATGGTACCTTGGCATCTGCAATGACTCAGATCGGATCTGTAACTCAGCGACTGAAGATTGCAAAGAAGGAAGCTGCTAAAGAAATCCTCAATGCTCCACTGGTTGCTTTGGCTACCAATACCAAAGCTGCAATCGAATTTGCAAATATTTCTCGAGTTGTAGCTTCTACCTCAGAGCATTATATTTATGTAGATGAGCTGGCAGAATATGGATTTGGCCAAGGTCCAGGATTGCTGGCGCGTAAACTAGCCAAGGGGGCAGCAGAAGAAGGATTTGAAGATCCAAAAGCACTGCTGCAAGCTGGTGCGCCTGAAGCAATTCCAATAACTAATGAAGTTACTGCTGCGGCAGTTCAAGCACATGTGAGAACTAATGCTCGCAGGGTGAATGCTGAGCGCGATATCTGGGCAGCCAGAGGGAAACAGAACTATAAGGATATCAATACTTTCTATCCTGTTCGCCCGAATACGAAAGACTATCCATACTTTGCATTTGTTCTCGATCCTCGAGTAACTGAGGTAGGCCATAAGTCGATGATCCATGCGGCATCGGAACGGGAACTGAATGAGCTGATTAAACAAGTGCAGACTAAAGCACCTGAATATAAGGTGATTACCAAGTCTCAGGCAGACGAGTTTTATAAGGCAAAGGGTGAATACGATTTCGATCGCTCACTGCATGAGAACTATATCGACTCAGACTTGCGCAAAAAAGGTATTGCATCAGAATTTTTTATCAAGACTGATCCGCAAGCTATCGCAGATGACATTCTTAACTACCACATGCGAGCTGAGGATGTGAGTGCGGTGGAACTGGTGCGGACCAAGTATCAGAAACAATTTGATTGGCTTGAGGATCAAGGATCGCAATACTCTACCATCGAAGCATCCAGGTATGGTGCAACTTTGGAGCGTGTGGAAGCTACAGAGAAGAATCCGTACATGAGCTATCTCAAGACTGCTCTGGATATTTCTAGAGTGGCTGAGTATCCATTACTTTACTCGATTAACAAGCGATTGGATGAGGCAGTAAGTAAAGTTGTTGGTAGGGTGCGGGAAACCTTTAACGCTGCCAAATCGCCGGCAGATCTGGACTCCATCAATTCCGCTCTCAAGGAAGCAGGTTACAATACTGCTTACTACGATGCAGCCCTCAATCTTTACGCGAATCATCCGGCTCCTAAAGGTGAGCTTACTAAATTTATTCGAGGTGCGAACGCTATTCTATCTCGCTTTACTCTTGGTTTGGATCCTCTCAATGCTCTTAACAATGCTATTGGTGCTAACGTTCTCCGTGGAACTGAGCTGAATTATGTTACTAAATTGATCCAGAAAGGTGGCGATCCGCAGGCGATTGGTAAGCTAGCAGAGCTAACTAAGATTGCATTGCCTACGGAGCAGAGGGCATTAGTTACTTCGCCTACGAAACTTGTAGCTCAAGCTGTTAAGAACTTTCTGTCTCCTGAGCGTGCGGATCTGGTAGCAAAGTATAAAGCAGATGGATACATCCGGAATATTACTGAACAGTTCCGATCTATTCTTGATGACTTTACTCTGCAAGGTACTGAGACCGTATCAGATCTGAATTCTAAACTGCAGGTAGCATTCCAGAAAGCCAGGGATCTGGGGGACAAGGGTGAGACACTGACTGGTAATACGCTGGCAGAAGAATTCAACAGATTCATCAGTGCCAATGTGATGGGCCAGATCACAGATGTAGCAGTGCAAGCTGGAGTAATGTCACAGCGAGAGGCTAAAGCATACATTAATACTTTCGTCAATCGTGTGGAAGGGAATATTATTGCATCCCAGAGACCTCTTATCTTCCAAGGTCCGATCGGGCAAGCTATCGGTCTGTTCCAATCGTATCAATTTAACCTACTGCAAAATCTGTTCCGATATGCAGGAGAAGGCAGAGCCAAAGATATTGCTACACTGATGGGATTGCAAGGCACACTATATGGTTTGAATGGCATGCCTGGATTTGCATTCATCAACCAGCACATTGTAGGCACGGCATCTGGAAACACGGATCATAAGGATATCTATGATGCAACCTATGGAATTGCAGGGATAGAAGCAGGGAAGTTTCTGCTCTACGGTGCGCCAGCTTACATTACAGATTCCAATCTCTATACTCGTGGGGATATTAATCCGAGACAGGTTACTATTATTCCTACCCAACTGTCTGAGGTTCCAATTGTAGGTGCGTACAGCAAGTTTATTGGCAGCATTCTAGATACCTCATCTAAAATCAGAGCTGGTGGATCTGTTACTGAGGCCGCACTGTTTGGGTTGGAGCACAATGGGATTTCCAGACCACTGGCAGGAATTGCACAAGTGTTGAGAGGTACGGTGAATGATGGGGTGTATAGTACCAGCAATAAAGCAAACATGATGATGGGACAGAATGATCTTCTGGCCTGGTCTACTGCGGTTCGTATCGCAGGTGGAAAGCCATTGGACGAAGCTGTAGTTGTTGATGCAATGTACCGATCGCTTGCATATAAAGCATATGATAGAGGCAGAATGCTGCAACTTGGAGAAGCAGTAAAGTTGTCAGTGCAAGCTGGCGCATTGCCATCTGGGGAGCAAGTGGCAACATTTGCAGAAAAGTATGCAGAGCGCGGAGGGAAGCAGGAACAGTTTGCAGCTTGGTATATGAACCAATATAAGAATGCGAATACGCCGCAGAGCGAACAGATACTGAAACAGTTGAGAGATCCTCTGGCACAGAAAGTACAGGTGCTGATGGGAGGACAAGAAGAAGAACTATGATGTAAGATTAGGAAATTGTAGGCAACAAAAAAGCCCCAAGGATGTTTAGTCCAAGGGGCTTTTTCTATTGGCAGTCTTAACTTATTGATAGCTCATGGTTTCTGGGAACTTTAAAACCTGCGGCATTCTTGTGTCCTCCACCTCCATATTGTTTTGCAATCTCTGATACATCCATTCCATTAGCTGTGCTGCGGAGAGAAAAAATACGATCAGTAGCAGTATCCCAATAACAAGCCGCAAACAATTCACCGTCCAAATATTCAGACGCCATCTTATGGCCTGCATCACTTGTAAGAGTATAAGGCAAACTAGCAACAGGCACAGTGTACCCGCCAATAACCATAGTCCGCTTACATACATTTAGCAGCTCCGCAATATCTTTGTGGTGCTTGCGTTCGATTGCAGCTCCAGCGGCAGTCATCTGTAGAAGCTCTACCTGTCCAGCAGACATTAGCCTATCCCACTGCTCGAATGTGTATTCATGAGAAAATACAAATGCTTGTATTTCTCTAGTACCAGGCAGTTTAAACTTCCACAAATCTCTATCTTCTACATGGCCAAGAAGCAGAGGTCTGGGTTGGTTTGGAAAGAGATAATCCCAAGCAAGAGTGGCCCCGGAACGGTTAAGGTCTACATAATGTGACAGTTGTTTAGGCGCCCCAATCCAAGAGTCTTGCACAAACAACGGCTCTAGATCTTCAATTGCAGTTTTATGATGGTCAATCAGTGTGACACTAGTTGCAACTTTCAGCATTTGCTCAACTACTGCTCGTTTGTAACTAAAATCTACCAAATACACAT